TCATTGTTCAGACCTTGTGTCTGTCCTGTCACTACAGCAGCTACACAGGTGTCATTAGGTACCTGTGCCAACATAGCTTCCCATGATCCAAAGTCCAGTACCAGTGAACGCAACCACCCTAACTTGACGGTACGGCTGTAAACTAAATCGGGATAACCAGTGTGACAATTCGCTGCAATGCCAAAACGCTTAGCTAGCATCTTGCTTCCTCATCTTTCGCATGACACGTATGTAACCAAGTACGGTTGCAATCTGTTTCGTCCTACGTTCACCCATGTACGGAAGGATGGCATTCAGAAGCTGTTCTATATCCCTTCTACCAGATACACAAAACGTCCACGTGGTGCGTCTATTCTCACCACGTTTGCGTTCATTTCCTATCGTACCAAATCCAAGTACTCTTTGTATTTTCTGTAATACATCTAAGTCAGCCATTTCTGCTGTTACTTGTGTACTACCTGCATCAGTTACTCTAAAAGTACCTTCACCCTCCAATATACCAGCAACCCACGCCAGTTCAACATCAGTTGCCATCATTTCAGTAGCTGGGTTTTCTGGATGGGCACATTTAGTGCTGCAATACTTGCCAGCACTAATATCCAACGCCATAAACTCTACACCACATGTTTCACACGTAGCTGCTTTGTTACGCTTCACTATGCCCTCCATCTAGGTGCCTTGATATCAATATCTAGAGCAAATTCACACGCATTCCATATAAACACAACTATGGCTAACACCAGGGAATACAGTATGGCATCGTACACAACATAGCCTGTACTGGGTAGGTTCTCTGCACTTGCTGGTGGTATGCCTAACCCTGTGAGTATCTGGTAGATAGTGCCACCACCAATCATGAAGATAAACGCTTGTATCCATGTACGCACAGCACGCTGCAAACACTGGAACCATTCAGCCATTGGTATGACTACAATACGTTTACCATTTGTTTGCCCATCAACACTAACCTGTTCTGTGTTTGTGTCAGTGCCAGTGTTAGTGTCTACAGCATCAGGACTGACTATGGTAAACGCACGTTCCAGTTGCTGTTTGGCCATGTGTTGTCAGTGCCTTGTCTGTACGCCAATGGTTTGGCGTAGTCTACGCAGAAACTTACCTAGGATGATACTGGCACGTGTCTGTGTGTCACCTGTCAGTGTGTCACCCACATTGATGTCTACCTGTGCTACACCTGAACCACTGTCTAGGCGTACTTCCAACCCCTTAATGGTATCAGAAAACTCTAGTACGTCTTCCCATACCACAGTGACTTTGGTACCAAAATCAAAGTCACGTCCAAGTATGTATCTACCAAAGGGTGACACCTTAAAGCTGACCGATTCTTCACCAACAGACTGTTTATCTAGTTCTTCTTGGCACTTCTTATCAGTAGCTACTGTACCTTCACTACCTGCATCAAAGAATCCTTCTATACGTCCCCAATCAAGTATGCTCTGTGAGTTAGTGAGTGCATACGTAGGTGGATAGATGTATCTCGAAGCCTTGTCTCCTGGCCCACCTGCCCATAGCGCATTCACTACAGCATTACCATCCCTGATCCACTCAGCATCTATAAGGTTACCACCACGTAAATCAAACAACACAGGACTAGCTGTACCCTTGCTTTTATCTGGCCCACGACTAGGTGTGTAGGTACGGAACCGTAGTGCACCATCTTCATCACGTATTACATCAAAGGTTGTATCCTTAGCACGTTCAGCAACATTCTGTAGTGTCTCTAATACATGTTCATATGCTGTAGCTACATATTGTTCACTTACTGCACACAGTCCACTGTCAGCAGCCACTACTATACGAGTATTGAAGTCCAATACCTGTTCACGTACTATACGTTTCATAATATCGTCTAGGTTATCAGCAGCATACGTAATGTCACCTGTGCCTGTTGCAGGACGCATACGACAATCAGCTAGCCACTGTAGGTATCCTGGCCCACTCACGGTATAGAACGGTACACGTCCATCCTGGAACACTCGTTGGTGTCGTATCAATCCACCAAATTGATACTTACCATCTCTCCAGAATTCCACCGTGTTAGGTGGTGACAGCAACTCAGGTATACTACCATCACCGTATGCCAGTGTTAACTCCCAATCACCTGTTTCATTCTCTGCCTTACGATACCTCGCCGATTGTATAATGTTCAGGATGCGCAGACGTACACCGTTTGCACTGAACACGTTTATGGCATACTGGTTTATAGCCATTAGTCAAGTGCCTGTGTCTGTAGGTGCGCTTGTGCCAATGCTATTACTGGTGCTGTAACAATGCCATCAGGTGCAAACTTAACCATGCTGATAGTGGCATGCCAGTCTATGTTACGTTGATCTGCACCTACTACACTCAGCACAAGGTCATAGCCATCAAATGACGGATTGAGTTGCCATTCACTGATGTGTGCATCATTGCCACGTGTACCACCTGTAGTGTGTGACACCTGATCTGTACGTCCTACTAGATTAGGTGTAGCACCTATCCTAGAGACAGTAGCATCTACACTTTGCTTCTTTATGGCACCATTACCTTTGTCTACGGCAATAATCCTGATTACGATGTCATACCCTGTCTTGTTCGTTGTGGTGTACCTCCATAATTCCTGTGGTGCACTATTAGTAGTTAGCACCTGTGCTGTGTGTCGTTCGTTGTCACTGTAGTTTACAGGAAGTGGGTTTGCATCATCAGGTATGCCACCTTGTGCTAGCCACTCCTGGTATGCTAGGTACTCTTTGGTTTCAGAGTTACCAAACGATGTACCTGTTTCTGTATCAATCCACAGTTCATCGTGCAATGGTGTCACACGCTTGTATCTGGCTGGCATGTTATGTTACCTACAACTCCGAACTGTATACTACTTGTATGTTGCTACCCAACACAATGGATGCTGCTTGTCCTGCACCTATACCAGTTCCTACTGTACTAGAAGTTATGAATGAACCATGTGTTTTAGCACCTATATTCACCCATGCTACCCAACTGCTGTATGTAAAGTTGGTAATCCATGACGATTGACATAGAACGCCTATTTGATTAGCAGTTGGTGCAGCACCTTGAGCAAATGATGGTACAACAGGCACAGAGAATGCTGGTATCACTCTCATTTGTACAGGTAAATACTGTGTGGCTTCTAGCGCAACAGCATTACTCCCAACCCAACCTGTTATTTGTTCACGTTCCACGTACAGTTGCCTGTAGCACTGTATACGTTCCAATGTAGGATCAGGCACTTCAAAGCGTGTGGGGTAACTACCTACCTCTAGTTTAGGCTGATAAATCCACAGCACATCAGCAGTAGCAGTGAGTGGGTTATCATGGTCTGGTCCGATATACTTACCATTAACATTCACCCACTGGTTGGTAACGGTATGTCTGTAGTTGTCACCACATACTGCTAACCATCTACACGTCAGGGAACCAGCACTAGTATCTATCCAACCAGCACCAACGTTCCACGGTATCACTACGTAGTTAAACTGCCATGTGTTAGCTAGACCATGTGTCCAGCTAGCAATGTATCTCCAGTTACCACCAAATTGCTCATAGTTAAAGCTAAAGGTACCTACCTTGTTACAGAAAGACCACCATGATACACACGCTGTTTGACCAAAGAGCGGTGTAGCCTTGATACCTTCTAGTGATTGCTGTGGACCAATGAGTGTATCAGCAGCAATTGCTACAGCGTTGCCACGTGACACAAGAAGTGATTTTACTGGTTGCGTCTCAAAGAATCCCATATTAGGTGGATATGCAGCTACAGATTGTACAACAAAGCCTCCTGTATTATTCGTTAGTCCTGTAATCCATCTATCAGCAGCATATCCAGTAGTACTAAGTGCAACAATACTACGCTGATTGACTCTAAACGTAGGGTTATCAAACAAGTTAGGACGTGCATCTACAAGCATGTTTGTATACACAGGGTTATTGGTTATCATGTTTGGTAGTATGGCACCTACACCAGTAGGCACCGTAATGACAGCCAGTGGTAGTTCCCATATACCACCCACTATCTGCGTCAGTGCTGGTGGTGCTCCAGCGCCAACAGTGCCTACTACTACTGCTGCATTCAGTGTGTTACCTGTACGGCTTAGACGCAACACTACTCTGTCATAGCGCGTGCTACCACTTGTGTTGTTGCCAACAGCCAGTTGTAGTGCAGCAGTATTCTTGTACCAGAACCCTTCTACCATTGCTTCACCTGGAGCAATGGACACAAACATACCACCTGGAGCACTCACCACAAGCCTGCTAGCTACGTCAATTAGTACACCTGTAGAACGGAACCGTGCTTGTACTTCAGCCTGATCCCCTTCACTATATGACTGCGCATCAAAGAAACGTGCTACTTCTGTCACGTCACTAATCTCCCAATCCTTCTGGTGGTGGCACAGGCTTCAGTGGCACATCAGTTGTTGCACTACCACCAGCACCAGCAAATTCACCCCTAGCAATCATGTTTGCTACTATATCGTCTCCAGGTAACAACAGTGGTTCTATTGAAGGTGGTGTAAACTGCATAGGTGCAGGTATAGGTACAGATACTGGTGGTGGAGCTATGACGTATCGTATCAAGAATAGGAGGATACGACACACTAGACGCTCCCATGCTATACGTTGTGCTGGTGTGGGTGCAGTCTCCAGGTTCATATAGTTACGTAGCCCTGCTACTGCTGTTGCTGCTTGTGCACGAAAGTTTGAGTCAGGTTCATCATTACCAAAGTCAGGTGTTGGTGGTTCTGGTGGAGCATTGTGTGCTTCTATTATGGCAATAGCTGCTGGTGACGGATCAATCTGTACTCCATTCTTATCATGATCGAATATATCTATCTCACCATCAACATCAGTAAACCACGCAGTTATACCCCTAAACGGTACACCAGCATCACGTAGCTCTTTCTGTAGTAGCTCAATGTTCACTGCCTTATTGATCTTCATGGTTACTTATCTCCTATCGGTTCAGCGCAATGGCTACGAACTGTCCTGGCCAACCACCGTTCACGGTACTACCACCAGCACTCGTGTAGTTCAGTGCGTAATAATTGTGATTGACTGCACCCGCCAAATGATACCCTATAATGGTTGTAGAAATAAGACCAGCAATCGGGATGTGGAAGTGTGCGTACCATGATGGGCCACCAATTGTATCTAGGCCAATACCTACACCACCTAATTGCCCAACGGAAGCATACGAGGCAGTAAACTGTAAGGCAACCACCATGAGTGTTTCATTAATACGTAGACCAGTTGCACCAATATTGAATGATGCATTCTGCCACGATCCTGAACCGATGCCACCAGTAGCAGCACCTTGTGCAAAGAAGACATTAGATATGCTACGGCCTGCTAGTTCAACTGTACCAACGGTACCATCTATTATCTTGTTACCACCATGTATCGTGTTATCCGATATTTTGTCACCACCAATAGAGTTTACTGCACACAGTATATCTTGCACCTTAGCTACACTGATACCACTACCGTAGTCATACAACACATGGTTAGTATACGTGGCACCTGACCAGGATGTTAGTCTACCAGGATGTAGTGTACCAGCAGGAATCACTGCGTTAGGATCAGTGTAATAACCAAGCACACCTGCTGCATTGACACCAAAGATACTGTTACCAGCACCTATAGGAGCACGACCAGCAGCACCACCAGCACCACCAACGATGATGTCACCTGCTGCTGCCATAGGGTTAGCAAAGCCAATAGGTACACTGTAGTTTAGATTGCCTGCACCGTCCACACCAAGATAGCTACCGTTAGCACCCTTTGCTTTACGCTGTGCTACACCACGTGCATCAGCTACAACGATGTCTCCAGCAGTGGTCATTGGGTTGTACATATTGCTTTGCCATACACGAGCATCAGCAATAGTAGTGACACCTGATGTAGTGCTAAGGTTTGCTAGTGGCATCTCCCATATACCACCTACTACTTGTGTTAAAGGTGGCACACCACCACCAGGAGTACCCTCATGTACAGCAGCTACTAATGCATTACCAGTACGGTCAAGGCGTAATACCACTACATCTACACGTGTTATAGCCGTAACGTTACTACTAACAGCTAGAGTCTTTACAGCCGTATTCTTGTACCAGAATCCCTGTACGAATGCTTCACCAGTGTTTACTGATACGAAACCAGCAACACCACTCGTAACGGCTAACTCACTACCAACACCAATACATATGCCATCACGCACCATACGTGCAGTGACTTCAGCTTGGTCACTTTCACCGTATGACTGTGAATCAAAGAAGCGTGCAACTTCTGTCATACCATTTCCCTAGAATATGAGAATGTAGTTATCACAATTCACGTCCACGTTACCTATGGTCCTGTACTGTACAGTTACGTATGTAGTCTGTCTATCAATAACGTAGGCTACAGCCTGTACGTTGAATGCCATAGCAAATACAGCATACGACGTAGTTGAGTAATACGGCGTAGCAAAGTTTATTCTATATGCTCCAGTGTAATCGTGGTTAATACTATAAATATTACCTTTTGCAGTGTACACACCGCCACCAGAAGATAGAGATATGACCATAGTAGGCTTTATGGATTCCAATGGACTAATTCTGTTACTGAGTGCAATGTCTTCATTGGAACGAGTAGTAGCCTCCGCATTTATTGCAGCGTTCAGTGTATTGTCAGTGTTGGCACGAGAGGCAGACTCGTTGTTTATCGCAGTGTTCAGTGCCGCGTCTGCATTGGTGCGTGCGGTAACTTCAGCACTATCTGCACTGGAACGTGCACTAGCTTCAGCAGCTAGTTCAGCATCAGTAGCCATCGCACCATCTATTGAAGACAGTGGCCACCTACTCAGTACACGGTAGTCACCAATGTTGCCAGCAGTAATGGTACTGGCATTGTTCACTACCATAACCTGTGCCAGTGGGAATTCCCATGTACCACCAACTACTTGTGTCAACGTTGGTGCTCCAGCACCTGAAACACCCTGGAGGATAGCCAGTATCAACGTATTGGCAGTACGGTTCAAACGTAGTATTACGTAGTCAATGCGTGTGCTACCGCTAGTATTGCTGCTTATACCCAAGTCAAGGTTAGCATCATTCTTATACTGGAAACCCTGTACAAAGGCTTCCCCTGGACCAACACGCACTGCCATGCTACCTATGGCGCTAACTATCAGTGTACCTAACACAGATTCAGGTATGACACCCTGTGGGCGCATCATACGCATATTAAAGTCAGCCTGATCTGCTTCAGTGTACGAGATACTATCTACGAAACGTACTGTTTGTGCCATGTTATGCCTACCTGTCCTACTGTCCCAAATACCTGTTGTACCACTGAACGGTACCTGCTGTAACAACGGTAGTACTACCTATGTCAAACACTAACTGGTTGTTACCAGCAACCAAACCCCACATGTCTGCATCAACCACGTACTGCCACACGTCGTTACCATCCAACTGTATGACGTATCGTTCAGGGTCTGTATCTATCACTAAGTGTTGTCCTGCAATACAGTTTAAACCAATAAGGGACAATGACTTGCCAGATGTAGTGTTCTTGAACACTGGATCAGAAAATGGTCCATACAAATCTATATGCACAGGTGTTTCAATGTCACCATCATTGATGATGATAGGACTGCTAGCAAACCCTGACTGTGCAAAGATACGTGGAAACGTCCAGGGAAACAGGAAGTTACCTGGATTCAAGTTGAAGTTGAGTGTAAACGTTTGTATCACAGGATCAATAAACGCTGGTATGCCATGCGATTTGAACCGTACCACTGTCCTGTAATGTCCTGGTGCTTCTGTGTCGTCTTTAGGCAGTGGTAGTGATTCTGCCAGTATGCAACGTATCTCACGTGACACACCATTAGCTTGATCTATACGTAGTGTTCCTGGTCCCATCAACGGATTGAAGGCTCTGACCACTGCACGTCTACTGGACTGTTCCTCTGGTACACCACCACCAGTGTAGCTAAACTCCACTGTCAGTACCTTAGCATCCATCCTGACATCGTACCAATACTCACCATGTGTCTGTGGTGGTGCAACGGTTGTGTGCTGGAATTCAGATATACCGAACCCTTCATACGAGTGCAACTGATATGGTGGTGACGATAGATTTATCACAACGTTATCTGGACGCTTGTAACATATGACATCGTATGATGGTGAACCACCTGGATAATCTGGCCAACCGTTAGCCATCTACCTTACCCCTACCCTAACTTCTCAGTGCTACGTTTACTGCTTCACGCACAATCTGTGGCAAAGTGCCTTCACCGTAGTCAGTACCAGAGTGCCTATGGTATTCCACATTTACGGTCACATTCTTCTGTGCTGCACCACTGCCACTACCACTACCACTACGTGTGCCACCACCAAAGGCACGTGCAATGCGCTGTGACTGTTCGTTAGGGAACACGTGCATGTCAGACTTAGCTATGGCTATCTCTGGCCCATTCTCACCTAGTACAGCAACTTCACCAGCATGCCACGTACCACCACTAGCCAGCCACTTTACCTGATAGCCACTAGGTGGATTGGCTGAACCACCCTGTACTATCAACTGTCCACTAGATGTGTACCAGCCATCTGTACCTGTACCTCTGCTAAGATACAGTGTCTGTGCACCACTCTTGGTAGCTGTAGCTGCTACAGTTCCTGGTGGCCCACCACTAGGTGAAGTAGTCCCTGGTGGGCTAACTGGCCTAGCTGCAATGGCATCAGCTAGTGCTCTGATATCCTCGTATACTTTCTTCTGTGCGTTCAGTGAACCAAGCTGTGCGTTGATGTCTTCTAGGATATTATCCTGTAGATGCTTCTGGTTCTCCAGTCTGGTGATATTCTCGTTGTGCATAGCAGCACTAGCAGTAGTCTGTGTGTTGATGAGCGTAATCTGTCCCTGGAGCAAGTCACGTTCATTACCAAGGTGTGTAATTTCTACCTGACGTAGTGCAATGGAATTCTGTAGGCCAAGTATCTGTGCTTGGCTACCCTGTGCTGCTACGGCATTGTTTGCACTAAGCAGTGCACTTTGTGCAGACACTAGTGCGTTCTGTTGCTGTACAGCAGTGATCTGTTTGTTGTACTCACCTACCTGTGCTTCTAGCTTGATCTGCTGTGCAGCAAGTGCATCAGCCCGTATCTGGTTACCTAGTGCTATGTTGTCAACTTGTAGACCCAGTACATCGTTCTGTGCCTGTAGCTCAGTAATCTGTGCTGTATACACAGTTAGCTGTGCTTGTACTGCTGCTAGTCGTTCCTGTTGGCCAGCAGCAGATACTTGATTCTGTGCACCAATCTGACCAGTCTGATTTTCTATAACGGACTTCTGGTAGTCCAGATCATCAGCTACATTCTGATGCTGCCGTTCCTGTGCCTGGAGTGCTGCTAGCTGCTTCTGTGCATCAGTGTTGTTGATGGTAGCCTGTAGCTGCTTCAGTTCGTTCTGGTCACCAATGTCTGCCTTCTGGTCGTTAATAACTTCTAGCTGCTTGTGTAGTGCATTAATCTGTTCCTGTGACATCTCCAGTGTACCAGCATTGATCTTACGTAGCTGAGAGTTAATATTGATTTCTTCCATACGTAGCTTAGCATCTTCCCTTGTAGCATCAATAGCTGCATACTGGTCTTCTAGTGTCCCACGTGCCACATCATCTATCTGCTTCTGTACCTGTGATATCTGATGCTGTATAGGTAGCATAGCCTCCTGATTCTTCAATGAGGCTAGTTCTAGTGTAGCCAATTGTGTCTGGTACTGTGCCTGTTGTTTCTTCTGTTCAGTAGTACCTTCTAGTGTCTTCTGTATCTCAGCTTGTAGCTGTGCTTCCTCCTTATGTAGTGGTGCAGCAGCAATGTTTAGCTCATTAATCTGGAACTGGTTTTTATGCTGCTGTGCTTGTATGTTGGCTGTCTTAATCTGGTCTTCTACGCTACCCTTCTGTATCTCAGCTATCTTAGCCTGCACGTTAGCCAGTTCCTGCTGTGCAGGCAGTGCAGCTAACTGTAGCTCAGCTATCTTTGCTTCATTCTTCAGCCTGATACCATCTAGCTCATTCATCTTTAGCTGTGTTTCGAGACTACCCTTAGCAATAATAGCCTGTTCTTCCTGTAGTTCTTTCAAGCGTCCCTCTTGGAACTGAAGTGTTTGACCATCCTTCAATTCTTCAAAACGCTTCTTAGCTATGATGACATCCACATCAGCAATCACATGCTTAGCATAGCCAACAGCTATCTGCTGTTCCAACGTACCCTTAGCTGCTTCCTCCTGTGCACGTTCCTCCTTACGTAGTGCCTCAGTAATAGGCAACATCTTTACTAGTTGCTCGTCACGTTGCTGTGTCAGCTTTAGTATGCTTACTTCTAGTGCATACTCAGCATCACTCACAGGTGCCTTTGGTGGTGCTGGTGGCTTCTCTGGTGGTGTATTACTGCCACCACCACTATCCTTATCCTTCTTCTTAGATGTCTTCTTTTTCTTACTGCTACTTTTCATAGCACCACCACTAGCAAACGCTTGTAGTGATACTAAGCCACTATTGAGTGCATCAGATGCCATACCTGCTGTTTCTTCAGCAGTGTACACATAGCCACTCGGATCAATTAGTTCTGGCCCATTCTCACCAACCAGTGTCCACATGCCACTAGACAAGCGTCCACCAGTAGCCTTTGAATCACTGTCATCACCCTTATCACCACCATCCTTTTTAGCTGATTCCTTTACCTTATCTGCTGCCTTCTTAGCTGCTTCTAGTGCCTTCTCTACAATAGCTACTGCTGCATCAGCTATGGACTCTGCACCAGCTTCCACAGCCGATCTAATACCCTCAACAATAGCATTACCAACATCAGTAGCTGCACTCGTTGCTGGCCCCACTGCATTCTGTATGGCTGATATGGTGGAATCTAATGCAGTACTTGTTGCATCAGGTAGTACCTGCATCGTAGTAGTGGATGCATCCTGCATAGGTTGCTGTATGTCAGTTACAGCAGTAGGCAAGTCCTGAATAACCTGTACGTTGTCAGTGGTAGCAGTAGCTGAGTCTGCCAATGACTGTGACCAGTCAATAAAAGCTTGTGCAGCTTCAGTAGCAGGTTCAGGCAAGTCTGTGATGGATGCAGCCATGTCAGTGAATGCAGGGTTTACCTCTGCTGCTGTAGCTACCACTGCTGCCAATGCTTGGTTAGTGGTTAGCACACCATCCTGCATCATGCGCAGTGGTGCCTGTGTGAGTCCTGAAGTAGCTGCTAGTTCAACTACGGACTGCACAAACTGTTCACTACTGATAGCACCAGTGGCAAACGCTGTTTCTATTGGTTTGGCACTCACAGCTATCTGGCTCATAGCTGGCCCAATGACACCAGTTACGTTAGACAAGCCACGTAGCAGCACATCAGCAAGCTGTTCTGTGCTTACCTGTGCACTACCCATTGCTTCCTGTATTTGAGCAAAGGCAGGATCAGCAGCAGCTAGTGAACCCATAACCTGCCGTAGTGCTTCACCTACAGTAGCGTTACCTGCTGCAAACTGTGCCAACGGTGCTGTAGCTAGTCCTGACTGTGCTGCTAACTGTACGATAGACTCTGCCAACTGATTGGAAGTCATGCCACCTTGTGCCCATGTGCTAATAAGTGGCTGTATACCCATTGCCATAGCACCAACAGCATCACGTGCAGCAAGTCCAGCAGGTACCAATCCACCCTGGATACTCTGTGTTAGTGTCTGTGTGGATGCAGTTATAGCTGTAGCAGTATCTGATGTAGTAGCAGATGTCTGTTCTATGCCTGCTTGTATACCTTCATTACCTGTAGCCATTGCATCACCGAACTGTGTTGCACTTGCTGTCAACTCATTGAATGACTGTTGGCCACTTGCTGCTAACTTATCTGTCAGTACAATAAGATCATTCATACCGTTACCAACAGACTCTATTTCGGCTAGAGTCATGATAGCTTTACCACCGTACTTTGACATCACAGTACCTGTGGCACCAACGTTAATACCACCCTCAGCAGTGCCACCCGACCCAACAAAGTAATGTCTGTTAGTACTGAACGCTACAGGTTTACCAGCACCAAGTGCAGCATTCACATTCTCTGGTGTTGCAGCTTGACGTACTGCATTGATACCCATTTTTCCTAGCAACCCCATAAAGTTGCCAGTACCACCCATACCCTTAGCAGCACTCCACCCTGTAGCCTGTGCTAGCTCTTTAGCTTCTGATAAGGATGGTGTTTTCCCTGTAGCCTGTGCAAACAACACAGCAGCATATGGCCCACAGATAGCCTGTGCTTCCTCCATAGACAAGCCAGCTTGCCTACCAGCAGTAATCTGGTCAACATTCATTGACATCTTCTGTGCAGTAATATTCTGGCTCGTATTGACTGATTGTAAGCCTGATGCAACTTCATGTACTATCTGTGCGTACTTTGTGGTTGCAGCACTACCTACACCACCAGCACCACCGTTGTATGCTTGTAGTGCTTTGTCATAGTCACCAAAGGTAGTAACTAGCTCTGCCATATGCTGGCCAGCTAGTTCAATCTGTACCTGTGCATCACCTAGATACTGCTGCATAGTAAGGTTGTTCTTCTGTAGCATAGCCTT